CAACTGAATATAGGTAAGATGTTTATATCCAAGCACCGACCACAAGAGGTAACAATATCTGACATCGAGCAAGTGATACTAGACGTTAAGTTCCGTAAAGGGGTACAAGTGGACGCAGTCATTATTGACTACCCAGACTTAATGAAGAACACTCACTCAGCGAATGGAGCAAGTGAATCAGATGCCGGAGGTAAGCTCTTAGAGGATATCCGTGCCTTAGCAGATAAACACCAATATGTTTGTTGGGTGCTATCTCAGTTGAACCGTTCCGGATGGGGACAAGATGTCAAGACGGCAGAGTCTATTGAAGGTTCTAAGCGTAAGCTGAACGCAGTAGAAATGGCGTTTACCTTAAACCAAAACAGTGACGAGTTCGAAAGAGGATTACTTCGAGTCCATATTGATAAGATGAGGTATGGAGGAGAAGGCGGATTCAGTAAGATTCAATACTTCAAGATGGATAGAGACGGGTTAAGAATCCGAGACGAATCCCAAGAGGAGATTGAAGAACACAAAGCACTCATTGGAGACCCTTCTGGAGAACCTAGAAAGAAAGAAGTGAACAACAACAAGCAAGTACTCAGCCGTATTGAAAGCATTAATAACGCAGTAGGGGGAAGTTAATGGCTAAATTTATATTTGCAACAGACTTGCACATGCACCCATTTGTCGATTTCTCACAGGCAGATGGGGAGTATATTACAACTCGATTCAAAGAGCAGATTAGAGCCTTAGAAAATGTATTCAGTATTGCCAGAAAAGAAAAGGCTAAGGTAATCATCGGAGGAGATGTTTTCCACAAACGGGGAGCTATAAAGACAGAAGTGTTCAACAAAGTCTTTAAAGTATTTCAGGAGAACGGAGATATTGAGTCACATATCTTAAGAGGGAACCATGATTCAACGACTAACTCACTCAGAACACATTCATCTATAACACCTTTAAAAGCTTTACCAAATGTACATGTATACAACACACCAAAGAGACATTCTATAGACGGAGTAGGTTTCTACTTCCTACCCTACGGGGACGAGACAGAAGAGATGAAAGAGTTCATTAACTCAGGGGACAAGGTAGATTCTTCTGATATTGAAGTACTAGTAGCTCATATCGGGGTAGACGGAGCTTCTCAAGGGAAGCACTCACACCGATTATCTGGAGCTTTTGGATACGGAGACCTAAGACCTGACTACTTTAACTTCATCTTACTCGGACATTACCATAAGAGACAGCAACTCTCAGCAGACCATAACAGGCACTTCTACGGTGGGAGCTACATGCAACACAACTTCGGGGATGAAGGTCAAGATAAAGGCGTACACTTAATTGATACGGAAGCAAACACAGTAGAGTTTATACCACTAGAGACAACAAAGTTTGTAACCGTACAAGGAAATGATGTACCTAGTAACCTAGAAGAAGTGATGAAGAATAGTTTCGTAAGATTCCTCGGGTCAGCTAACGAAGTGAAAGCCTTACAGAATCTACAAGAGACTAACAAAGAACTAGGGTTGGACAACATAAGAATCGAACTACAGAGAGACTACACACAAGAAGCTCGAATGGGACTGAATGCTAGTATGAGTGAAGAAGACATTGTCAGAAAATTCGCACAAGATAAATTTCCAGGGAGTGTGGACGAGGCACTGGAGTGTCTTAGAGAAGCCCGCTAATTAAGACCTTTACCCGGAAAATAAACTGGGTAAAGGTTCTTTTTCTTCCTTGACTTTATTACAAATACATGGTATGATTACTATAGTAGTTAAATAATCATTAGGTGGTGGAGCGGTGTTTAGATTTAAGAAAGTAAAGATAAAGAACTTCCTATCTATAAAGGAAGTGGAACTAAACTTAGAGAACCGTGGATTAGTACTAATTGAAGGTAAGAACACAGGAAACAGTTCATTTGAGAGTAATGGTAGTGGTAAATCGACTTTATTGAACAGCATTACATACGCACTTTACGGACAAACATCATACGGACTAAGAGCTGATGATGTCGTAAACAGGCAAGAGGATAAAGATGCCTCAGTCATTCTTTACTTAGATGTAGATGGGCAGTCCTATAGAATCGAACGGTACAGGAAACATAAAACTCATAAGAACAAAGTAAAGCTATTCCAGGGGAACACTGAACTGACCGGTAAGTCCGCCAAGGATACCGACACCAAGATTCAGGAACTATTTGGAGTAGACTATAATACTTATATGAACTCAATCGTACAGGGGCAAGGAGAAGCTGAGATATTCTCTAAAGCTTCTGATAAAGGTAAAAAAGAAATACTAGAAAACATCACCAATATCGCAGTATATAAAAAGGCACAGGATATTGCGAAAGAGAAAGTAAAAGAAAGAATACTAGACAAGCAAAAAATAGACAGAGATATACAAGAAGTGGAACGACTCCTTGAGAACCTCCATGAGCGAGAGGCAGAGGATAAAGCAAACTACCAACACACACTGAACTCTATCAGAGAATCTGAGGAAAGACTAGAGAGAAGTGAGAATGAGCTCCTAGAACACTCTGGTAGCCTTCCTGAAGGGTTGGAGGATAGATTACATTACCTAAGTAATGAACGTCCACCAGAGCCCCCAAACAGACCAGAAACAACAGATAAAGAGCGAGCACTACAGGAGAGATTGAATAACGCCAAGCAACACAAAGAAGCTCAACTAGAGAGGTTAAAAGACAACCACAGAAACGAAATAACAGAGATGAAGGCTAAACGTGCAGAAATAGATAAACAAGTACAACCTATACTCACTAACGTCAGTGTCATGAAGAACGAAGTTGCTAGAAAGAACTCAGAAATAACTAGACTAGATTTGTCAGATACCTGCCCTTCGTGTGGACAAAAAGTAGATAAAGCACATATACAACAAGAGTACGAAAGGTTAGCAGGAGAGATTCAAGATACTGAACAACAAATTAAGTACACCGAGAAAATCTATAACGAAGAGTTAATCCCATTAATACAGCATATGGAAGCGGAGATAGCTAGTAAAGAGACACAATACGATAACCTTATTAGAACCACTGAGAAGCAGTACAACAAAGACATAGATAACCTCTCCATAGATATTCAAACTCTAAGAGAAGATATCGAAGAGGAACTAAGGGAAGCGTACCAACAAGCACAAAGAGACTACCAAGAGCGTATGCAAGAGAGGGACCAGTTGCAACGAACTAAAACCGCTTTTGACAGTCAGAAACACAACTTAGAATACGCTATAAAATCTGAGAGAGATATGTTAGATAGGCTACATAAGTTACCTAAACCGAAAGACCGAACACAAGAGATAGCTGAATACGAGGAGAAGCTAAAAGAGAGCCGAACAGAGTATTTAGCGTGTTTAGATAAGATAGAGCGGTATGAAGACGTAGTCAAACTATACTCCAATGCAGGTGTAAGAAGTGTAGTCCTAGACTTAGTCACCCCTTTCTTGAATGAGAAAGCGAATGAATACATGGCTACCTTATCTGGCTCAGACATTGAAATCTTGTTTACTACCCAGACAACCAACAAAGATGGTTCAATATCCGATAAATTTGATATTGAGATAATCAATTCCAATGGAGGGAACCTGTACAAGGCGAACTCCGAGGGGGAGAAGAAGCGAATAGACTTAGCTATATCGTTTGCAATACAAGACCTCGTCCTGTCTAAGTCAGATATGAAGACGAATATCGCCCTCTATGACGAGGTGTTCGAAGGGTTAGACGAGATAGGAAGTGAGAACGTCATTAAGTTACTGAAAGATAGACAACAGAGAGTAGAGAGTATTTTTGTGATTACCCATGATACACACTTGAAGTCTATGTTTGAGAATGTTATTACAGTAGAGAAGAAGGAAGGATTCACCCATTTAGTGAGTGAGTAAGGAGGGAGGAAAAATGAAAATACATTTAGGAAAAGAAGAGGGGTACATGCTCTGTAGTGACAGTACAGGGAAGCACGAGATTGGACGAGTCACCTTTCCAAGAGAGACACTACTGGACTGGTACCCCTTAAGCGTTAATTACGAGTACCGATTAGACACTATGAAAGGTATGTACTTCTTAGCACCAAGAGAATACAGCCACCCCAAGAAGTATGGAATTTCTAAGAAGAAGAGGAACACAGCAACAGAGCAGGCAAGCTTTACACCACCAAGGTTCTTTGTACAAGAAGTATACGAGGACAATCAAGAAGTCTTAAAGAGAGCAGAAGAGAGAGGGTTCCCAAAATTATACGAAGAGGGAACGACACTAGCTCAAATAGAAGCCCTACATAAAGATTTAACTTATGATGTAGATGTACCAATAAAGACTGCAATTATTGATAGAGCTTATGAGAACATGAAAGAAGAGGAATGGCTAAAGTTCTTCAAATCAGAAGAAGAGAATAAGGATGTTATTTTATACAATTATGCGACTAAGGAGGAACTTCAACAACTATGCGAGACAGGGAGTTTGAGAATCTTACTCAATCTGCTTCGAAAAGGAGTTCATGCGAATGGCATTTAGGGATTACCTAGACTTAGAGTTATACGACTATAAGGACTTAGGAAAAGAGACTCGGTACAACTGCCCCTTCTGCCCACCAAACGACAAGTACAAGCTGTATGTGAACACTGAAGGTGGGAAGCGAGACGGACTATGGCACTGCAAACGGTGTGACCTGACAGGGAACCCAGTATCCTTTGTTATGCGATACAACGGGGTAGACTACAGGGAAGCTAAAGATATATTAGAGATGTATGTAGACGAAGACTCACTTTCACAAAGCTACCGAGAGCTGGGGTTAACAGACGCAGAGATAATTTACTTAATGATGATTAGGGAAGAAGAAGCAGAAGAGGAGAAGGTGCATTATACAGCACCTCCACTACCTATTGGGACGAAACTAATCATGGATAATCTAAACAACCCAGAGGTACACCCCTTTGTAGACTACCTAGTCAATACAAGGAAACTAAATCCAGAAGCAATCAGGAAACATAATATTGGCTACATTACAAAGGGACATGCCTTCACTACAGAAGGTAAAAAAGTAACATTAGATAACCACATAGTGTTCTTTACATATGATAACCAAGGGCGTTACATATATTGGAACACCAGGTCAATCCAAAAAGGAGCTTACATAAAGTCATTTAACGGAATGTCCGGTGAAGGTGAGTACTCTAAACGGAACACTGTATTCAACTTGAACATTGCGAGAACACAACCTGAAATAGTGATTGTTGAGGGGGTCATTGATGCTTTGACTATAGGAGACTCTGGGGTAGCTACATTTGGGAAGCAAGTAACAGACGAACAGGTAGAGCTTATCCTGAGCAATGTCACTCCCGAAAAGGGAATATATGTTATGATAGATAAAGACGCACCCGAGCAAGCAGAGAAGTTAGCACAACGATTGTACCATAAACATAAGAATACCTTTGTAGTACTGAACCCTGAAGATGCGGATGCAAACGACATGGGTACATATAAAACATGGGAACTTATTCGCAACCATTCAGTCAGTGCAAACTCAGATAAACGACTAATGCTTTATTTATAGTCACCTAGGAGGATACATATTGGAAAGTAAAGAAGAACAGATTGTCAGTTTAGCTAACGAATACATGGAATACCTCGCAGAGTTACTAGGAGAAGGGCATGAAGAGATTGTCGTTTCCCTGATTAACAATGTGTGTAGTATCATCGCAGAAAAAGAGACGAAGGTTCTAGGTTTGAGATACCAAGACGAAGAAGGCAATCCAATCGAACAAGAAGAGGCACAAGAACTCTTTAAAAGTCGAAGAGGAGATATCGGAGACCCAGGGTTACCAGAAGATAGTATAAGAAGGAGAGGAAGAAAGAATGAAAACTTCCCCACCTTATCTGAAGAGATAACATCTGATATGGAGGATGCCCTAGGACTTGTGTACAATGTGTTTGAAGATATGGGCTTTGCTTTAGAATCGTCCGAAGGGGATAACGAGATTCTCAAGATGGAAGTAGAAAGACTGAAAAAGCGTAACGACCATCTGTCCGACCAAGCTAAGAAGCTGTATAAGTTAAACGAGTACCAAAGTGTCAAGATTCAAGAAATGGAAGACACCATTGATGAGATATTCAAAAATGGAGAAGAGTTAACTGAAGATAAGGAAGGGGACAAGTAAATATGACAGGAATTTATTTTGAAGTAGTAGAGGGGAAAGAGGGAGTAGTAGACCAACTCCCAAAGAGAAGTACAGACGGGTCAGCAGGGTATGACTTTGTAGCGTTAGAAGATGTAATTATCCCGAGTATGTGGGACGGACACGATAAAGCTACACTAGTACCAACAGGTGTTAAAGCCAAGTTTGGGAAGCACGTTGTACTCAAGTTGTTCAGCCGTTCCTCATTAGCCATTAAGAAGGGATTAATCCTAGCTAACGGAACCGGGGTTATTGACTCAGACTTCTATAGAGAGATTATGTTCGCTTTTAAGAACACCTCAAGCCAACCGGTGAAAATCTCTAAGGGAGATAGAATCGGTCAAGGAGTTTTTGAGCCTGTCTTATTCACTACAGACGATGATACCGAAGGTAGAGAACGTACCGGTGGAATCGGAAGTACAGGTGCCTAACATGATGGCTATAGAGTACGTTGAACGAATCAGAAAAGCCTACACTGACAACGACTACCAGGAAATAGAGAGACTTGAACGAGAATACGGAACCCAAGAGGTTTCCTTTAAGGAACTAGAAGAAGTAGTATCCTTCGACACTCAAGTCTTACTTGAATATTTATTAGAAATAGACTCAAAATATGAGGAAATTATAAATAAGGTGTTGACAACTCTAGAGAGACGTGGTATACTAGGTTCAGATGAAAGAGAAGCAATAGAAAACTTAGAAGACGAAGGGGACGAATAAGAATATGAGTAAAGACAAGAGCAAAGGGAAAGAAAAGAAAGTCGTAAAAATGAACCAAAGAGGAGTTACAGTAAAACCTACTGACAAAGAAGCACACGTAGCTCCATTAGAAGATAAAGACATCGAAAGATGGGCTTACCACTTCACAGGAAGAACTGAAGAAGAAGGTGCGTTAGATAAAGTGCAGAAAATGGCTACTAGGGTGGCGAATATCGGAGACATCACTGCACTAGCTCAATTCTTCGATAATGCGAACAAATCAGAAATCAATAGACAACTAAATACCATTGTACAACGACTAACCATCATGGAATACATCATCAACGAAAAGCTAGGAGTTACAAACGAAGAGATGGGCGAGTACGTTGAGAAGTACGAAAAAGAAATGGACGAGCTCAGAAAAGCTATGGAAGAGATGATGGCAGAAGAAGGCGAAGGCGAAGAAGACACTAAGGATGAGCCGGATGTCGAGTAAACAGAAAGGTAATACTTATGAGAGGAAGACTGCTAAAGTTCTAGGCAGTTGGTGGGGGTACGAGTTTTATAGAACCCCGTCATCAGGGGGCTTACATAACTGGAGTAGTGACTTGAACGTAGCAGGGGATATTGTTACTTCCCCCGAATCAGGATTTCCTTTTGTGATTGAATGTAAAAATAGGCAAGCTGGAGACTGGACACTTGAGTCTATTGTACTAGATAAGCACGATATCAAGAATTGGTGGGCTCAGGTCGTGTTGGACGCAAGGAGAGTAACAAAGGTACCTGCACTCGTCTTCACGAGAAACAGGGCAGAGGATTTCGTCATGATTCCTTACACAGAAGAGGTATACGACTTATTAGAGAAAGCAGATAAACCTGCTATGCGTACCTACATTGAGTACACAGATGACTTGACAAAACAAAAAGAGCGGTTCGATATACTCGTTACCACTATCAAGGGATTTACATTCTTTGAGCCGGAGTACTGGAAAGAGAACGCACTTAGTGACTGGGATACAGTATCAAGGCTATCTAAAGACATTGAACCTCCAGTAGAGGACATCGGGGACATTGTAGGTAAACTATAAAAATAAGATAGGTGGAATTATATTGGTTGACAGAGTCTATGTTCCTGATACGAACGCATTACTTAACAACCCAGAACTTCTCGCAGAAAAGGAAGTTGTCATTCTTCAAACAGTTCTGGCAGAGTTTACTGTGCTTGAGCGGAAGAAAGATGCCAAACTCCTACAGTATAAACTAAGGGAAGCCAAACGAGCGTTAAAGAAAGCTGTTGATAAAGGAACAGCTAGGGTCATACTGAACACTAATACCTACGAGGTTAAGTATGCTAATGACGACCAGATATTAGAGGAGTATAAGAGATACCTTAGCCTTCACCCATTTCACCCGGACATTAAACATGTTCTTGTGACAGATGATATGCTTATGGCAATAAAAGCAGAATCGTTAGGCATACCTTGCATGGAGACAGGTACACGAGAAGAAAGTGAAGACATCGTAGAAGGGGTATATGAGTTCTTCTATGACCCTAATAACGAAGATGACGTAGAAACTTTAGCGAACATTACTGAGATAGCTAACGTAGACTTAGAGATGGCGTATAATCCTTTCAACCTTAAACGAAACCAGTATGTAGTTGTATGGGACGTATCTACTCAAGAAATAACTAGAGATGGTAACGTAGCTTACAGGGAAGCGGGGACGTTTAAGTTTAATGGTACTCGGTTAGTGCGAGTTAAGTTCAGAAACATTAGTAACATCTTTGAGAGAGTTAGACCAGTAAACGTAAGGCAACGACTAGCTTTCGATTTACTACAGGACGAGGACGTTACTGTAAAGTTACTGTCGGGGACGTTTGGCACGGGTTAAGTAATCTAGCCCCACTATACCGTGAGGTGTGGTGAGAAAATCTTGTTAACTGTCTGGAACACCCTAAAGCCTATTGAACTACAGCATGACCTGAAAAGGTGGGTGCGAACGTAGATGAAAATCAGAAAAAATCAGTAGGATGGTGCATGGTTCAATGAAAACTAACAGAAATACTGTTAGCCCTAAACACCGAATAATGGGTAATCAGCATCCAAGCTCCTAAAGCGTAAAGCAATGGAGAAGGTTCAACGACTATCCCGTAAGGGAGTAGGGGAAATCCCCGAAAAACAAGACAACTATTGAATAGTTGAAGATATAGTCTGAGCTCTATAGAAATATAGAGGAGTAGTAACTACTCATAACAAAACTGAAAGACTACATTATGTTGGCACACGCACTAGACTTAGTATCTAACGGAAAGAGTAAATTCGATAAGATAGTATGGATTCGAAACAACATAGAAGTAAAGGACACCAACGGTATTGGATTCTTACCAGATAGTATGGAAGATAAACTTAGACCCTTCACCGCACCTATTATGGATAAAGTAGGGGGAGAAGATGGGTATGAAATGATTAAGGATAAGATTCAAGTTGAACACTTAGGATTCCTTCGTGGACGGCAGTTCGATAATGCTATTGTTTACGTAACTGAGTGCCAAGCAAACACGAGAGACCACATAAAGTTGCTATTAGGCAGAGTCGGAAAAGATTCTGAGATTTGGTTTAACGGGGATGTGAAACAGACAGACGGTAGAAAATTTGAATATGACAACGGTATAAACGCCTTAATGGATTTAACCGGGTCTCCACTGTTCGGTCATGTCACATTAGACAAAGTCGAGAGAAGTGAAACAGCTAACTTAGCTTCACTACTAGACTTATAACATAGGAGGGTGTAAATGATAAAACAACACCAGTTAAGTATTGACATGGGTGACGGACGAGGCAAGCAGGCGTTAGACGATATAGTAGTAGCAGAAGAAGCTATTAGCTTAGGGTACGATGTATATTTTGAGGACACAAGGATAGACAGCCTGGAAGACTTACTATACGAAATCAGACGTAGTAGGCTCCAAGGGGATGAAGTAACCGAAGACGAACCGGAAGAAGAGTCAATGGTAGTTATGCCAGTACATTACATCGGTGAGCAAGGATTAGAAGTAGAAAACATCCTCCACAATTTTATACCTAGATATCAGGACGCTTATGTTGCACATAGGATTGCTTCCGCATTAGAATATCTACTTAGAGCTCCACTTAAAAACAAACAAGAAGACCTCCAAAAAGCGAAGCGAAATATTGAACAAGCGTTAGACTATATAGTCACTTATGAAAAAGATGGGTTTTTGTAACAGAGTAGTGTAGAAAAAGAAGATAGCCCTTTTGTGGTATAATATAGTTAAGAGGTGGGAACATGACAATCTTAAATATAAATTACACACGAAAGGGCTATTATCATTATGGGAAGAAAGAGAACACAAGAGGAATTCGAAAAAGAAGTACACAACGTAGTTGGAGATGAGTACACTTTTTTAGAACCGTACAAAGGGAGTAATAAAAAAACAGTAGTAAAGCACAATGTTTGTGAGTACAAGTACCAAGTAAGACCCAGCAGTTTCTTATCAAACAATGCAAGGTGTCCGAGGTGCTCTGGCAATTTAAAGAAGACCCAGGAAGAAATTGAAGAAGATTTATATGATGTTGTAGGGGACGAATATGTTTTTATAGGCACGTATAAGAATTTCAAAACGAAAATAAAAACGAAACACAGCATATGTGGACATGAATACATGGTTCGTCCCTCCTCTATCATAAAGGGAGGTAACCGTTGTCCCAAGTGTCAGAGGCGAGGAACCAAGCTGACGAACAAAGATTTTTTAGATGAATTACCAGTAGGATTTGATGACGAATTTACTTTATTGGGTGCCTACGAAGGTATTAGAAGTAAGCTATTAGTTGAGCATAGGTGTGGGTACCAGTATGAAACAACACCTGAAATTCTACTAGGAGGTTCTGGGTGCCCCAAATGCTATTTTAAGAGAAAAACCAAAACTAACGAAAAGTTTTTAGAGGAAGTCAGAGAAGTAGAAGGAGACAACTATAAATTCCTAGACCCATACAAAACACAGGTAGTCCCTCTAAGAGTCAAACACTCCAAGTGCGGTAAAGTATACTCTGTTAAACCCGTTAGGTTTTTTGACGGTAATAGATGCCCATATTGCAAGTCATCTAGAGGAGAGAAGTTAGTAAAGGACACACTCTCCGACTTAGGTATTGAGCATGAAAGGCAGTACAGTTTTCCTGACTGCAAAAACAAACATGTGTTACTATTTGATTTCGGAGTGTTACGAGAAGGTAAATTACTAGGGCTTATTGAATACGATGGAGAACAGCACTATAAGTCCGTAGAGTTCTGGGGGGGAGAGGAGACACTTAGGTATATCCAAACAAACGACTCAATAAAGAATGCTTACTGCGTAAAAAATAGTATTCCTCTCTTAAGGATACCATATTGGGAAAAAGATGATATAGGGAATCTAGTAACTAGTTTTATAGAATCTTTAATTGACAGCAAGATAGATATAAGAGAGGAGGAACTAGGATGTCAACAACAAAAAGGTTAAGTATTAGCCTGGTGTAGCAGTAATGTTACATTATTACTCTTTGAACTGCGGGGAAACCTTTAGAGACCTAGCTACCAACTTTTGGTGGAAACACACAAAAGGGATAAGGTTAACACCTTATGTAAGGTAAAAATGTTAGGTATTAGGTAACCAAAATAAACGCATCCAAGCTCCTAAGTTGAAAAATATGGAGAAGGTTCAACGACTATTCCTGAGACGGGTATGAGAAATACCAATAGAAGTAGGGCACAAGTTATAGGTGTGGGTGAGAACCCCTTAAATCGAAGCGGAGAGCTCCACTGTATAGTGGATGAAGATATAGTCTATTCTATTTGGAAAGCAGATAGATGCCCCAAAATAGGGGCTGTTACAGCCTAACGAGCTGTGATGAATGCAAAGTAAATGTAGGCAACACGGACCGATATTACAACATTAACTTAATGAAGAGTGCGGACATAGAGAGAAAGATTAAGATTCACAGACTAAACGAAGATAAGATAGAGAAAGAAATGGATACACTAGAGAAACGCTCAAGGCACTTGCCACTTAGGGACACTAAAGAGTACTTAATTTATCAGGAAAAATATACAAACGATAAACTGATTCGGAAAGTTATCTCTCATGGAGGTTCAGTGAGTTACTACACAACCAGTGTCGTTCCTTATTACGTACTTACTCAACTAGCGAACCACACCGATAGTGAGGTCGTGTATTCAATTAAGAAGGAGTACACAGACAGAGAAAGAGAAAACATAGAGTTATGCTACATGGCAACAAAAGTAATCATAGACTGTCCCATGGTGATACCTGATATGAGTCCGTATGACTTACTGTTCGCATTGCATGATTTAAAAACCAATGTAGACAAAGTTCAACTCTCGTTCCCTCCGCTAAAGGAAATAGGAGAGAGACACAAAGAATACTATGAGTTA